AAAATTGCAAGCCACCAAAATGGGGCATTTCTCGCATGCTCTGATCGGGAAGTTTGTATCACTGAAAATTGCAAATGTATCATCGAAAATTGCAAGCGTATCACTGAAAATTGCAAGGAAGTATCACTGAAAATTGCAAGGAAGTATCACCGAAAATTGCAAGCGCAATCCATCTTGATTCATGATAAAAAACGTGGGAAACACCGGGCGGCGTTCCCACGTCTCGGAGGGCATTCTATGTAGGGTCTGTAGGCTGACCACAATGTCTTCTTAAGCCGCTTTTCTGTCAATCAAAGAATCTCGATCTTTCTTATCATATTGATCGGAAAGGACTTGACCACCTTTACGATGGGTGCATAGTAGCACCCATAAGTAAGCAGTCGGGTAACCGAGAAGGAGATCAAGATGACCAAGCAAAACAAGAATCGCAAAGGCCAGGCAACGCTGGAGGAGATGGTGGAATCAGGCAGCCAACTTATTCTGATGCATGACGATGGGACGGAGCAGCCAATCGAAGAGATACAGCAGGATGATCCCACGACTAAAGAAGTCCATTACAAGAGCTGGTGGAACCAGTTCCGAGGCCCCTGGCTGCAATCGGAGAAGATGACCGAGGATGAGATCAAAACCAGAGCCGACGATGCCTGGGAATGTGGAGACTACAAGGAGATGATCAACTTAATGGCTGAGCTGATCTGCCGCCTCGAAACGAAGAGATAATCAGCTTCTAAACTACTCATTAACCCGGTTCTGCCGGGTTTCTCTCTTGGGCATCATTTGGCGAGGGCAAGCAGCTTATAGAAAGGATCGGTGGCGGTATATACCTGGCTGATCCCAATCAGGACACTTACCAGATTCCCTTCAATCTTGACATCGGCTATATATAGGAATGCATCGCACTGGTTAGTCAGGATGACGTGGGGTAGCTCCTGATACTCCTTATCCAGAACATGGGTGATGATCTTGTCTTCAGTAAGCTTGGCAGGACTGCACTGGCTGTTGTCTCCCACTCCTTTATCCTGATCTTGAATCTCGTATTGTAGCTTGGTGAGTGAGAGAAGCCCATTCTGCAGGTGCTCAGTACCGATAGCTTCATTGGCGATCTTGCTTCCCGTTACCACTCCATCGAGGATGTGATTACCATAGATGCAGTTGTTCTGCAGTCCCCTGGCATCGAGCTTTCCGATGGTGCAGGTCTTGCCACTGAACTGGCCGAGTGGATTGCCAAGGTTATCCCATAGCTCATAGAAGCCGCAATCGGCTTCAGCTTCTATGCCGATCTCATAGTAACCGGAGTTGGGTGTGGTTTCGATCAGATGCTTGCCTTCTGCCCAGGATTGACCGGGTCTGAGCAGGCGGATATCGACCCCCGATTGAGGCTTACGCTCGGTGCCTTCCATTGTATAATAGCTAATGGCGAACTTGTACATTTATACTCCTGTGGTGGTTTTCTATGCCTAGGTTTGACCGATCACAGTCTCGTCAAAGTCGGTGATAATGATGATGCCGAAATCGATATAGCCCGGAGAGCCTATGTATCTGGATTCCAGACTGAACTTGACCTTGGTGGGATACTCATGCAGATCATCCGGACACTTGGGCAGTTGAGAGATGGTGACCGGGAACTGGCTGTTGATGCTGTTGTAGGCAGTGTATTCGATATAGAGCCTGCCGGGACTTAAAAGGAAACTCATCAGGCTATAGTATTCGGATGGTTCCAGTACCGCTTCCAGATCGAAGGAGTCCTCCCGGTAGGCTTCTCTTCTGTGGATAATAGTAGGATCGTAGGCGTTCTTCTTCTCGATGCGATACTTCTGAGAGGGGTTGTATTCGATCTGCCCATTGGGACAGAAGAAGTAATCGATGCCGTCATCAGCCCAGCGGATGAGCTTGAAGCCCTTTATAATAGCCATGCCTTCACCTTGTATTCATCATCTATGTAGTTACGCTCCAGTTCGGTAATGGCATAGATCTTATTCTGAATGCGTATCTTGGACTGGAGGGTGAGATTGTATTTACTGAGTTGATCGATAGTGGCTTCGCAGCTCCACTTAGAGTCATGAAAGTCGATCAGGTAGTCTTTGATTCTGCTCTGGAGTTGAGTGGTGTCCCCTGCCAGGATATCCAGGCAGTTGATCTCAGGCTTCTCCGGATTGCCCCGCTTACTGACGAAGCTGACTACATCGTCATCATCGATATCAATGATCGCACTGATATAGGCATCCTTGTTCTTGAACACGATCTGACCTTGGGGATTGCTGAAGATGGTGGCATTGTAGAGCATGAGCATCGCCTGGAGTGCTTTGATGTTATCGGTCTGCTCGTCACTGTAGTTCTCATAGGCCTTGCCTGGCGATAAACGAGCCGGGAAGAGATTGCCATGAAAGTGAGCTTCAATCCAGTGATCCACATACTGGCTGCTACCATAGGCTCGACCATCAAGCAAGCCTCCGCTCACGAGGTTGTTGTAGAGGGTGCTCTCCGGATAGCCATGCTCCAGAAAGAAGCCCAGGAACTCGTTATGGGCATTAGAGAGGGAGGCGAGATCTTCCACCCAGTCGGTCTTTTCGTCATACTCGACCACAACAGGACAGATATTGTTGTAGAAAGTATAGATACGGCCCCGATAACGACCTTGATAGCGAGTGGTGGCAGGACTGGGATAAGTGGCTTTGATGATCTTCTTATAAGCAAAGATGAAGCGAGCTCGGAAACTAACCATATCAAAGATGTAGCCCCAAATCGGACCCGGCCAGCCTGAGCTGTCATAAGTATAGGTCCAGCCTCCGGTGGGGTTGGGAAAGGCAATCAGATCGTCGAAGTCAATGTGGGCGATGGTGATGAGATCACCAGTACCTATGTTCAATGTGGGCAGAGAGAACTGGTTGGTATAGGGTATGTCTAAGGGTATCTTCTGCTCGATATCCTGCAGGAAGTAACCGAGTATCCATTGGGGCTGATAACCTGCCGTAAGCGAGTAGTAGTGAGTGAGATCAGAGTACAGGGAGAGTAGCTTGATTTTATCGTAGCAGGTAATCTTGAGGATGCCGGAACTGACATCAAAGGATAGCTGCGAGGTATCTATAATGCCGGAGAAGAACAGACTGTTATCCCGATAGACTTTCACCTCGAAGTGGGAGATGTAACGCTCATGTTCGTTGTTGCCACTGAGGATGTTATCCTCTATCCAGGCAGTGGGAAAGCACTCGAACACGAGCCGCTTGGGTTCTCTGCTGTAATTGGAGACCGACTGCAGCTTATCGGCAGAGATGGATAGACTGATGATGGCTCTGTTGGTTACAGTATCGGAAAGACTATGCTTGACCTGGTTATAGTCAGGAGCATCGGTCTTGCCCTGGATGAAGTCAACCTTGAAGAGGTTGGGCATTAGATCTCGCTCCTGATCATCTTGCCGGTATCGGCTATCTCGGATACTTTAACCGGATCGTTACTCAAGGGATCGACCTTCACTTCAATGATAGGCTTGGAGTCCATGACAGTTTGCTTGAGTGAGACGATCTCGTCTTTCAGGGCGGCAATCAGGTCGATGAGGGTATTCATACCGCCTCCGGAAGAGATAGCCCCACCTGCGGCATAATATGAGCCCAGACTGCTGGGTATTGGCACTGAAGGGACTGGCATCCCCGCAAAAGCAAGCTTGACCTGATTCAGAGGGGCGAAGTTGAGGAAGTCAAAGAGGTTCCTGCCCAGGGCTTTGACTCGATCCTTGGCAGTAACGTATTCATCACCTTCAGCTTCAATCAGGATTCCTCCCTGGTTATGGGAGGGTCCGGTTAAGAGACCACCAGTAGCCTTCTTCTCGAACTTGGTGGCACTGATCCTGGCGATGTTGGCAATACCGGCAGCCATCGCAGCTGCGGCAGCAGCTACTGCCAATCCGGGTCCCACAACCGGAATACCGATCATGGACTTATAGGCACCGATAGCTGCAGAGAAGGTATCTACGTAACCCTGAGCCATAGCCGAGGCTTTCCAAAGCTTGAAACCACGCTCAGTGTCTTTGTCCTGAGCTGCAGCCAGATCACCGAAGATCTTGGAGATGCCATTGGCTACCTGAAGCTGGTGACTGGTTCTGAGGGTGTTCAGAGTCTCCTGCTTCTGCCTCTCTATCTCCACTTCAGTGTAACCAGCTTCCAGGAGCTTGGTTTTCATCTTCTCATAGTATCTATCTACTTCCAAGAGCTGCTTGCTGTAGCTGTCACCGATGTTATCGAGGTCACGAGAATAGAACTCGTCCCGGATGTCCTGCAGTTCCTGCAGTTTAGCTCGCTCTTCATCCTGACGTTCCTGAAGCAGTTTGACGTGCCGGGCATCTATCTCTGCTATCTGAGCCTGGATCAACTGCTGCTCTTGCTGAGGCAGGTTCTGCAGAGCCCAGGCATAATACTCTTCCATACTGGCCTTGAGAGCGGCATAGGAATCGACTCCCAGGTTCTCCAGATTGGAAAAGTAGTCTATCTCGGCCTTGTATCTGGCTTGGACGGCATCCTTCTCTTTGGTAGTGATCTCGTTATCCTGCTGGGTCTTCCAGGCATCCAGGTTCTCGATTGCCTGACGTTCGGCTTCACTGCCATCCTGAGTGAACTCTCTGATCAGAGCCAGCCGACGTTGGTATTCGGCTTCTATTCGCTCCGTCTCAGTCTGTCTCAGCCTGGCAAGCTCTTCCATCAAGCGTAACGCTTCCTTGCGTCTGGCTTCAGCTTCCGAGGCTGCAGGGCTGGGTGCCGGAGCGGGAGCACTGCCTCCTCCACCGCCACCGCCTTGATCGAAGGTAAGATCAGGCACTTCCAACATGGCTTTACGATAAGCATCACCAAGTGCTTGCAGATCGTATTTGGCGGCTTGCAGTCTCCCCGATAATGCCCCGAACGAGTTGATCGTCCGTTCCAGTTTGATCCATTCACCATCATTACCGAAATAAGAGGCAGGGTTGAAACCCATGGCATTGCGATCACTGGTAAGGAATTCCCAATCCACAGAAGCCTTCAACTGGTTCATTCTGGCATTAGCGGTATTGTATTCGGCCCGCTTCTCATCAAGTTCAATCTGCAGTTCAGCTACTCTCTGTACTTGGGCATTGTATCTCTCACCATAAATCTCGGAGATCTTCTTCTGCACCAATGCTTCAGAAGCGGCTCGGAGTGCAGAAGCCAGGTTATTATAGGCGGCTGTCTCCAGATTGATGTTGCCGAGATACTCAGAGTAGTTGTCATTCAAGGACTTGATGACGTTCTTCATCTCCCGCTTGTCTGCTGCAGTGAGTGAGGTGGCAGAGCGCAGCTCCAATAACCTGGAAGCCAATAGACTGAACTTCTCGGCTTCGACTGAGACCTGACGTTCCGCATCTTTTATCTCGTCTTTCATGCTCCTCTGTGCTACACTAACCTCATCAGTCTTTGTGGATGCCGCAGCCAGTCCGAAGCCAAGTGCAGATAAAGCACCCATTGCAATACCGATGATGCCTGCAACCGGATTCATGGCTACCTGTAGAGCATGATAAGCGGCGGTGAGAGCGGTTACTGCAGTGGTCACTGTTCCAATAACAGGTATGGCTATCACAATCCCTGCCACGAAACCTTTCATCACCGGAGACAGGCTGTTATAGGCATCCATGAGCAGCTTCAAACCCTTGAGCAGGGGATTGATCATGGTGGTCAGCATATCCCCGACAGTCTCCTGAATATCTCCCCAGGCATTGGCATTCTGCAGGCGCAGATCAGCCAGAGCCGTAGCGGTGCCACCATAGTCCTCACCAAGCTTCTCGACCAGATAGGATACTCCCTCTGTCTTGAGTCGAGTATCATCCAGTTCAATACCATACCTGCCCAGCATCTCGGTATGCCCATTCAGGGCACGACCCATGAGATCAAAGGCAGACTCCACGCTCATCCCGGTAGCTTTATTGGCTTCGGTGAAGTCCAGCAATACAGGCACCAGTTGTTGTATCTCTTCCTTATTAAGTTTATAGGTCTGGGAGAGCTTGGACATCAAAGCCAGCAGTTGATCATCCTCGAAGTTGGTGACGGACTGCATGGAGGATGCGAAGTTGCCCATTTCTCCGGCAGCTTCGCCAAAGGCTACCGAGGCCAGAGTCACCGCCTGTCTCTGACTCAGCGAGGCATCGAGCAGGCCGTTCATAGATCTGACCAGACCACCCACCACTTGCAGCACTCCATCCACTGCGATCTTTACGTCACGAATCGTAGCGAGAGCCTGTTCTGCGGTGATTTTGACCTGAGCAGGTTTCTCCACCGCAGACTGGGTAGACTCCGCCTCCTGCTTGACTTCCGCAAGCTTAAGGCTGGCATCATTAGTGACGAGGACGAGTTTAAAGGTTAGGTCAGGCATTGATTAAGATTGACGATTTGCATACATGCAAGAATATTGGAAAAACAAATCAAGGAGTCTATCATGGCTATGAAAAACGCTACAAAGGCTACATGCCCAGAATGTGACAGAAATGATGTTCTCGTTTGTAAAAGTTGCGGTTTGTGTGCAAAATGCAGCGAGAACAAGCATGCTGATTGCGATAAAAAGGAAGAACCCATTGTAAAAATTCATGCAGAGGGGATAATCAGTAGTTCCTAATCAACAGCTCCGTCTCAGTCTGGAACGCGCCAGAGACAGAGTACTGCGTTTCTACTTCCTCAATGATGCAGCCATCGTATAGCTGCCTGATGTAAGGATCATTGTTGTAGGAGAGTAGGAACTTTCCCTTGATCTGTTTAAGAGCTTCGGCAAGTTCTTCATGCTTGTTGAAGGCATCAGCGTCTTCACGCTCGTAGATGTGCTCCTTAGTATAGTAGGGAGGGTCCAGATAGAAGAACGTATGAGGTTGGTCGAACCGGGCTACAATCTTCTCCCATGGTTGCCTTTCGATGATCACGTGCCGCAGGCGTTCCGAGGCTTCTTTTACCTTGTCCAGGTTGCGGAGTGGCATGTATTTATAGCCCTGATTGACGCAGAAGTTCTTGCTGCGTGAACCATAGCTGCAGGCGAGATTGTAGTAGAACTTGATCGCTCTCTCCAACTCAGTTCTGGGCTCATGCTTCATGAAGTTATCGAACATCTCCCTGGCGATAAGGTAGTTGTTCAGTTCAGTAACGAAGGCTTCAGGGTGGTTCTTGATGTACTTCCAGAAGTTGACCAGATCGCCATTGATATCGTTATAGACCTCAGTATAGCGGCTCTTCTTAGACAATTGCCAATCTTCCTTGTTGGCAGACTTCCCGAATAGTATCCAGGCAGCACCGCCAAAGACTTCGCAGTAGATGTCATGCTTGGGGATGAGCGGCAGAATCTTCTTGCGGAGGATGCGCTTTCCACCTACCCAGGAGATGATGCTGTTCATGAAAGCCCCCTGATGTCTTTGCTTGATTTAGTCTTGATCTTGGAGTTCTCTTGCTCGGATTCTACAAGATCGAAGTTGGCGATGATCACTTCATTGAACTCGGACTTGCCTTCCTTACGATTGATGCCCTTGGTTCTGGTGACGTGTTTGATATCAAATCCCTTGTATAACTTGAGCACTTCCGGGTTATCATCATAGCTAAGAATGAACCTTCCCTTGATCTTCTTGAGCTTGGCACACAGGTCTTCATGACTGAACTGCTTGCTGTTCTCATAGGTATAGCCAAGCATGTAAGGAGGATCGCAATAGAAAAAGTTGCTCTTGGTATCGTACTTGTCGATCACCTGCTCATAGGAGAGGTTCTCGATGATCACCATATCGAGCCGTCTGTGGAGTTCCTTGATGCGTTCCAGGCGGTTATACATACTAGAGGTGCCACGCTTCTGAGAGGTGCCGAAGCTGTCACCTTTGCTGCCGAATGATCTGGTGATCAGATACATGAACCGTGCTGCTCGCTGTATCTCAGTGAGACCTTCCTGCTTGAGGATATCGCCAAAGAGCTTACGGCTGGCAACTAACCAGTCCAGTTCCTTGATCAGCTCATCAGGATGATACTTCACCTGCATGAATAGGTTGACCAGGCGGTTATCGAGATCGTTATAGACTTCCAGATCTCCCCACTTCTCTTTGTAGAGGAGCATCCAGGCAGCACCACCGAAGGGCTCGATGAACCCGGTGATGTCCTTGGGTACATAGGGAGCGATAACCTTTCGAAGCAGGCGTTTACCGCCTATCCAACCGATGATGGCATCCATTATGCGTCTCCTTTCGGGTCGGTGATACAGAGCCTGAGGTATAGTTCTGGCAGCGTCATGTTGTTGAAGTCCTCATTGGTGAATCCAAGTTTACGCAGGATCATTTCGAACCTCTCGAAGGGGTATTTGGAGACGCCGTTACCGCCAATCCGAAACTCCCGAGCCAACTTGCGAACCTCTCTTTGTTGGCTCTGATATAGACGAAAAAAGCGGAGATATGCTCCAGAGCTTCGAGTGCGTCCATCTCATCGGGTTCTCTTCCTGAGATGATTTTTATCAGCTCTTTATCGGCTTCCGATTGGCTGATCAGTTCAAGTAGTTCTACCTCACTCACCCTGGCTACCTGGCCGGAGAGGAAGTCCTCCAGCTTGGCTTTCAGGGTCGCATTCGAGATCGTGAGGCAGAGTATTTGCCGCAGTTGGCTATAGCTGAGTTTTGGTTCTCGCTTCATAGAATAGTCCTTTATCAGTTACCGAAGAACATCTTGAGGGCAATGCCCAACAGCAGGAAGAACTGCGAGGTGGAGACGCTCAGAAGTATCTTCATGTTCGTCTCCACTCTCGCCATTCTGGTTACCAGTGACTTGCTGCTGTCACCATTGCCATAGATCTCCTCGTGTACTGAATCGATTTTCTCTTTGATTTCAGGTTTACACAGGCAATCCATCTTGGTTCCTTGTCTTTTCAGAGCTTGGTTACGAAGTGCTGTTATATCAGACTCCCGCAGGGATATCCTTGAGCAGGAAGATCTTGTTGGAGGTCACTCCGGAGAACTCGGTGGAAATGACTACGTTGAAGAGGCCGTCCGCCTCTCCCGACCAGTCAACCGTCCAGCGGAGTCCGGTGAAGATCACCACCCTATCCAGTTCCTTGGATGCCACCACTATGGTGGTATCCTTGCTCATGAACAGGGTGCTTTCCAGGAAGTTCTTCTGCTTGGTTGAGAGTCCTGAGATGTTGAGTTCGACCGTGCTGGTTCTCTTGCCGGGAATAGTATAGTTGCGGGTCTTGAGCTTGGAGAGCTTGGAGTCCGTTTTACCGGGCTTCTCAGCCAGTTCACCGAGCAGGTCGAAATTGGTGCTCAGTTCCGTCTTGACCGAGCCTTGAGTTGCATACAGCGTATCGATGGAGGCTTGATCATAGGTGCCGATCCCGAAATAGACGAGATCGGCAATCAAGACGTCCATCAACTTGCTGAAGCCGAGGTCACCCTCGGTCATGTTGGAGGGATAGGTAGGCTGTGAGATGGGCTGGGGCATCAGAACACCCCTTTGATTGCCTTGCCGATGCTAAAGAGCCATTTGCGGTTGTGGAACACGTATTCGATGGCTCCTCCGATGGTTCCGAAGACCTTGAGGATGACATTGGTCTGCTTGGCCGGGAGGGACTTTGTAGCCCGCTCCACCGCCAGTTGCTTCTTGGCATAGTCGTCCAGGTCCTTGGTGGCAGGGTTGGTCTTGATATCCTGGATGATGTCCAGGATGATGGCCAGAGCTGAGTTGACCTTGGCCTTGTCGATCAGCTTCCCGGTGGTTCTGGAGATGATCCAGACCACCAGAGCCGAGATCAGACCCAGGAAAAACTCCTGATTGGCGAAGATGAAGTCCATAGATACTCCTTTATTTGATTATTGCTTAGGTGGTGAGTTTGAACACTTTCACGAAGCCGGAGATGTAGGTGATGCCGGGACGGATGCGGATGTACCAGTGGTACTTCCAGTCCGAACCATGATGTTCCACCTTGAGTTCGGCATCGGTGCGATAGCCGACGATAATGAACTTGGGCAGACCGCCGATGATGTAATCGGCATCCATGAGACGGGGCTTTACGGGGATACCCGCAAAAGAGACGTTGCCGCCTTCCAGTAGCAGGCGATCTCCGGCTCCAGTCTCACGCTTGGCGAGTTCAGCCCGGATGCGAATCAGATCTTTGTGAGCCACGTAGAACTTGAAGTTCTCCTGCTCTTCCAGCATCTCATCAGAGAAAGCCAGGAGAGCCGCTTCGAAGCGCTTCGCCCAGTCGGTATAGGTGGTCTTGGAGAGGTTGGTGACGTCGGTGGCGGTGGTAGCCAGTTTGACTACTCCATCCAGAGCCTTGATCTTGGCGGTGGCGGAAGCCCGGTCACCCTTGAAGAGCAGCAAGCGGATGGCTTTCTCGGTCTTCTTGGCGATGTGGTTCTCCACATAGGCACCGAAGGCATCTTCGCCGTACTTGTCCTTGTAGAACTCCACCACATCCCTTCCCAGAGTGAACTCAGCATTGAGTATCCCGGTGGGTACGGAGAGGTCGGCAGTTGATACGTTCTGAGCAGTCAGAGCACCATCGAGGGAGTTCTTGAAGACCAGATCATCGATCAGGCCGACGTCGATCTTCTCGTCTTTCAGTAGTGGCAGTACCGAGATATCCGAGAGGGTATCTCCGGGCTGGCTGCCAATCACCTCATCAATGAACAGGGAGGTTGTGTTGGCGGTCAGAATGTTCATGGCCTTGCCGGAGTCCACATCGGAGATGCCTTTGTAGATCTCACGATGCGAAGCCTTGACCATGATCTTGTTGCCATCGATGGTAATCTCTTTATCCACATTGGAGAGGTTAGCATCGGGCTCTCCGGGGATGGACTTGGAGATGGCTCTGCTCATGGTGACAGAGAGGTCTTTCAGGCTCTTCTCGATGCTCTTTACCGCATCAGAGACCAGCACTGATCCACTGCTCTTTTCGAGCTCGGTAATGCGATCGGTGATGTTATCGATCCCCTTCTGCAACTCGGAGTTGTTGTTGTGCTCGGCCACCTTGCGAAGCGAATTGAGCTCATTCTTGATCTCAGCCAGGCTTGCTTCCGCACTGCGGTAGTCATCAGCTCGTCCGTAGATGGATACTCCATTAAACTCGCCTTTCTCGACCTTCTGCCAGAGATCTGAGTTGAGATCTTCACACTTCAGTACCTGGACCCAGGCTCCCACCTTGGTATCGGGGAAGTGTTCCCGGTCACTGGTCTTGAGAATATAATTCTCGACCACTGTGAACTCAGGCACCGGCTGCATGTTGTGATTGACGTCACACTTGCCCACCAGGCCATGCTTTGCGAAGTGGTCGCAGGCCTTTTGAATCTCGTCTCGGGAGTAGTAATCGCCCTGCGAGTCGTGGATGTTGGGCTCCATCAGGGTGACGAATAGCCGTCCCTGGGTGCCGCTGGTTTCACTCTTGAACTTGGTGGAGTTGATCTTGTGTTCGAAGCTTCGACCTGAAGCATTCTTGACCACAAATCCCTTCTGATTGGCGGGAGTCATCTCATCGAAGAGAAGCGAGACCAGCTCGACTTCCACGTTGCGAAGCTCTCCCTTGAGAATGGTGCGTTTACGATTCACGCTACCTCCTGTTGTTGATTGTCAGTTATGTAGTTGTGCATTGTTTACTGCGTTCCGAAGTTTCTGTTCTGCATGAAGAGCTGCTCATCAGCGGTCTGCAGCACCTCGGTCAGGTTACCGAAGTTGAAGTCTTCCGGTTTCACGTTCCAGCCGAAGTCGAAGTTGAACTCGTTTGCCAGAGCCAGTGCCAGGCGGTTTTGCAGCGGTCTGACTACAAACTGGTAGAACATCCGCATATCGCTACTATTATCGCCACCAAGCTGCCCAGGAATAAGCTGTGAGACGATCCTGGCAGGTACTCTATGATAGGCAAGGATGCCTTCCCGGAGGTCTTTCTTGAGCCCTAAGAAGCCGCCTTCCCTATCCTGCTGACGTAGTGGCTCAAGGCGTATCTTCACGTCTCTGCTTTCACTCTCGATCAAGACTGTGGAGTGGCTCTTGGCATTGCCTTTAACCTCGGTTAAGGCCTTCTCGATCTCGGTATAGGCATCGGTCAGCACTTCATTGCCCTGCTCATCGGTGACTGTGCCGTCTCTAAGCGTACCTCCTTCCACGATCACAAAATAGTCGATCATCAATCCATTCTTGAAGTTGTTGTAGTCGAAGGTCTTAATCTCACCCAAGATCTCGATGTTGATAGCGATGGGCAGGCAGGCTAGGCCCCAAGCATTGGAGCGATGGGTGGACTTCTTCACATGGATGATGTCCTCGTAGGCGAAGTCCTTCTTCTGATTGTTTTTGACCTGGATGTAGTTGGGCTTGAAGAAGCCGAACTCGTCATAGTTCTCCACGATCTGCACTTCAGAGGGCAGCATGCGTTCCAGTCCCATCCACTGGCCTTGGGCATTCCGCATCTTGATCAGGAAGCCGTTACCGCAAGCCAGATAGAACTTCATCAGTTCTGCCAGGATGGTGGTCTGGTCTTCACAGGCAGGGAACTCGGCATCAATCATCCAGGCTTTGACTTGGCTGTTCTTGCACTCGAACTGCATGATGGTCGCCATGGTCAGGGCATCTATGCAACCACTGTGATACTCGTCGGTATCCAGGAGATTAAGCAAGTTGCTCATCGAGTAGGGTTGAGAGACCACTTTCTTGGTCTCGGCTGCCTTGGATACCAACTGTTTGCCGACTCGACTCAGCTTGGATAGATCTATGGGCTCAGGCTTGTATTTTGTATCCAGCAGATCACTTGCTGAACTGATCGCCAGGTTATAGGCACCTAAACGCATCACTCTCATGAGCCCGCTCCGGTACCAGCTTTGAGTAGGTCGATTTTGGCTATCCGAACCAGCCTGGTGCCATCAATGCGGCTAGTATAGTACTCCACACTGGGCAGGTCCCGGTTCATCAGCTTGAGATAGTAACTCCGGAACTTCTCCTTGAGTTGATACAGTGCGGTATCAGGGTCAGATTCGTTCTGGGCATTGACGATCAGGAAGACCGTCCAGGAGATATCAGTATCCACATACTGCCGGGAGGTGCCGTGCTTGCCTGTCTCGGAATCGAGGATCAGGATGGCGCAGGGCAGATTCTTGGGGATGTTGTCCTTGTTATAAAGGATCTCTGCCACGTCTGCCAGCTTCAAAGCCTCAGTGATGCGTTTGCGCTCGGTTTGGTACTTCTCAACTGCAGTCACAGGCTCACCTCGATGTCGTTTAACTGCTGATATATCCACTGCTCCCGGTTGGCGATCACAGAAGCGAATACATTACGGGCGGCGATGCCTTCCCGCTTGATATTGCCCCGGATGAGATAGGCGATCTCGGCTACGGTCAGAGCTTTACCTGTCTCTTTATCAGTCCAAGACAGGTGCTTGCGTTCGACCCAAGCAATGAGGGGAGCGATCGGAGTCCAGGAAGGCACTTTGCCGCCCAAAACGAATGGCTCGTGACGTACGTTCGAGCCTACTCTCAGGATCATGGCAGTATCGGTGGTCTGCAGCAGATACCCGGTATTGCCGTAGAAGTCGCCCTTGTCATAGATCTGCTGTGCCAGTATCTCCTTGCGTGACTCGGCATCGATCACAGAACCTATCAGGTGCAATCTGCTCTCCAGTGCAGCATAGATAGCCCGGTAGATTTCGATCATCAGCTCATCCGGAGTATTGTAGCTATCAGGCATCAGATCACTCCCACCCGGATAGCACGAGGCTGTCTGGGTTTGAGTTCGTTCAAGCGATCCAGACCAGCCTGATTGAGATATGAACTTAAAACGGTTAGTGCTCGCAGTTCAAGGTTGACCTTAAAGGCGTCAATTTCGCTCCCTGTGAGCAGTTCGGTGGCAGATTGGTCTAATCCTACGGTCTTGACGATGCCCTCGCCCAGGGTCTTCAAATTTAGAAACTCACACGTGCTGTGCAGCATCAGGAAACAGAACCCAAAACGAAAAGAAATGAGAAGAGGCTCCTCTTCCGGCAGGTCATCGTGAGTTGCATGATCATAGTGCTCCTGCAGAACCAGTGAGTGGATCGTCTCCATGACCAATCCCCGATGCTCCTTGAAGATGCTATTATCAGCCATCTCCTTGGGAAGGTTGAGGATGGCAAGCATTGCGTCCGTTTCGACCGGGATAGGAATCACTGACCCTTCCTCATCAGCTCAGAAAGTTCTATCGCCCTCATTCCCACCTGCTTTGCCCACTTGGAAGCAAGCATACCGTTGGCGGCACGCTCCCAGTCTCCGGCACCGATAAAAGCCAGAGTATTCTTGAACTCCAGGAGTCCCTTGATGCCCAAGTTGAAACACATGTTGAGCAGCACCGACTGCCGAACTTCATCGAGCTTATTGTACACCTCAGGTATCTCATCGATAAGCCACTGCTCACAGTCCTGGATATCTCGCTCCAGCATGGCATAGGCTTCTTTCTGGGAGATACCCCGGTCATCGAGATTGCGGCCGATACCGATGGTCAGCCTGCCAGCAGTACAGCGATATGGCTTCAGCCTCAGGCCCTCATGTCTGACTAACTGAGCTTTGATTCGGTTCATCAACGCTTCGGTCATGCTATCTCCTTATTCCAGGTGTGATCATTGATCCAGAGCCAGGAAAGCACTACCCTGTATGCTGACAAATCAGGATGGGCAAGGATGGGACAGAATTTGGTATTGACAGAAATCATCGCTGCATATCCTTGTAAAAAAAATTCACACTGTGAGGGATAGGTGAAACAAATCAGTGATATTACGAGCAAAGCCTTGGAAGACAGACTGTTGGTTGCTGATGAAAAGGAGCAATTGATGATATGTTGCGGTCCTTATGCCATCATGAGTTTCTGTGTATGAACAAGCGGTCGAGACAGAAGTTTATAGAATGAAAGAGGTAAGCAATGTCAGGTGATTTAACTTTTCTAACCAATGAAGCCAATCGTAGTCTCTTGCGGAGACTAGAAGTATTAATGGCAAGTACTCAGTTTTTTGATTGTCTAGTAGGTTACTTTTTTGTGAGTGGTTTTTATAAGCTATACAAATCGCTTGAGCATGTAGAGAAAGTCAGAATACTTGTTGGCTTAAGTACGGATAAGAACACGTATAACCTCATTCAACAATCAAAAGAGCAAAGTGAAATTCCACTGATGTCTCAGGCGCAAATAATTGAAAAAGCACCTGATGCTATTCTTGATGAGTTGGAACACTCTGATGATTCTGTTGATGTTGAAGAGGGTGTCACCAAGTTTATTGAGTGGCTAAAATCTGGTAAGCTTGAGATAAGATCATATCCGGATGAAAGAATCCATGCTAAAGTATATATAATGTCTTTCGTTAGCGGAGACAGAGATGCTGGAAGGGTAATAACAGGATCGAGCAACTTGACTCAGTCTGGATTAAAAGATAATCTGGAGTTTAATGTCGAACTAAAGAGTAGAGCTGATTATGATTACGCAAAAGAAAAATTTGAAGAGTTATGGCAAAAAGCTACTGATCTTTCAATAACCTATGATGATACAATAAGAAACAAATCTCCTTTTGCTCAATTTACTCCATACGAATTATACTTGAAGTTTTTATATGAATACTTCAAGGAAGAGCTGAACCTACCAGACAATCTTGAGGATATATATGTCCCTGAAGGGTTTATTAAACTAAAATATCAAGAAGATGCTGTAGTAAGTGCCAAAAAGGTTTTAGAAGAATACGGCGGGTTGTTTCTATCAGACGTTGTGGGCTTAGGTAAGACATATATGTCTGCATTATTAGCACAGCAACTTGATGGGAGATCATTAGTAATAGCTCCTCCCCATCTTCTTGATAAGAATAATCGTGGGTCGTGGCCTAATGTTTTTGGAGACTTTAGAGTTCCGCACACTGACTTTGAATCAATCGGAAAACTTGAATCTATTCTCTCTCGTGATGTATCGAAATACAAGAACATATTCATTGATGAATCTCACAGATTCAGAACAGAGATGAACCAGACTTACGCTATGTTAGCACAGATTTGTCGAGGTAAGCGTGTTATCTTAGTTTCTGCTACACCTTTGAACAACTCACCGGACGACATTCTAAGCCAAATGAAGCTGTTCCAAAATGGAAAAAACAGCACTATCCCCAATGTCAAAAACTTAGAGGCTTTCTTTTCTCATTTAAAAAAGAAACTACAGGGCTTGGATCGAAAAACTGATAGGGACGAATATATTAGAATTGTTCAGGAAAATGCAGCCCAAACTAGAAACCACATCCTAAAGTACTTGATGGTGCGGAGAACACGCAACGACATCATCAAATACTATTCTGATGACCTCAAAACACAAGGTCTCACTTTCCCCAAGGTTATTGATCCCGAGCCTCTATTCTATCAATTCAACACTAAAGAAAATGCAGTATTCCTCGACACAATGAAGATAATAACCCAGTCCTTTGTATATGCTAGGTATCGGCCACTTACCTACTATAAAGGTGATGTGGATCATAGAGATATTCAAGGGCAAAGAAACTTGACCAAGTTTATGAAAATTCTACTGATCAAACGCTTGGAAAGCAGCTTCTATGCTTTTAAGCTTACGATTGATCGTTTTCTGAAGTCCTACGAGAGGGTCATCAAGGAGTTTGAGAAGGGTCATGTTTACATAAGTAAGAAGCATATCACGAAAATCTTCGAGTTGCTAGACGCAGCCGATTACGACACAATAGAGAAATACATTGAAGCTGATAAAGCGATTAAGCTTGATGCGAAGGATTTCCATCCTGATTTCATCAAACATCTGAAAAGTGACTTAGAGACACTAGAAGATATTCATAGAACGTGGGCTACAATAACTCGAGATCCGAAATGGGAGACATTCGCAGATGTGCTAAAAGTAGATAAACATATAAACAAGTCAAAAGCAATTATCTTCACCGAATCAAAAGAAACTGCTGAGTACCTTTTCAATAGAATAAGCAAAGAAATAGACCCTAAAGCTTTATTGTTTTCCGGATCATCCAGTGAGTTACATCGTAAAGAAGTTATTTCGAATTTCGATGCAAAGGCCTATGATCCAAAAGATGACTTTCGTATTCTGATCACAACTGAGGTGTTATCTGAGGGTATAAACCTTCACAGATCTAACATTGTAATCAATTATGACATTCCTTGGAACCCAACCCGCCTGATTCAAAGAGTAGGGCGTATCAATCGTGTGGATACAGCGTTCAAAGAGATTTATACATACAATTTTTTTCCCACAGAAGAATGTAATGACGCCATTAAGCTAAAAGAGGCAGCAGAAGCTAAGATACACGCTTTTATAGAGATGCTTGGTAATGATGCTCGATTACTAACCGATGGTGAAGAAGTCAAGTCTCACGATCTATTTGCTAAGCTAAATTCGAAACAGACCATTACTGGGGAACAAGAAGAGGAAGATAGTGAACTTGAGTATCTAACGGAAATCCGGAAGATCAGGGATGAAAATGCCGAGCTGTTTACGAGAATTAAAAGACTTCCCAAAAAAGCACGCTCAACAAAGCTTATGCTATCTCAAGGAAGTAAACACAATCTGGAGTTACCCGGACTTCTAACATACTTTAGGCAGGGAAGGCTGGATAAGTTCTTTGTTAGTACGATTGCGAGCAAAGACTCCTTGGAGTTAGATTTCTTCCAATCTGTACGCATACTAAAACCTGATGACGTAAATGAAAACAGGAAAGATATCCCATTGCACTTCTACGAAATGCTAGCCAAAAACAAATCTGCGTTCGAATTTGCTACAAGTATCGAATCTGAAGAACAGATGCAGAGTCATAAAGGTAGTACCAATGAAGTATATATTGCCAAGAGGCTAAAATCTAATGAAGTCAAGAAGTATCATGGTTTCACTGATATTGAAGATGACTATATAACCTCAGTGATTAAACTTCTAAATGATGGAGCATTACCTAAACACATTGCGAAAAAGATAGCAGACAAGCTTAAGAATGAGGTAGACCCCTTGAAGATACTCGGTATCCTTAAGTCAAATATCTCACCAGATTTCTTTAATCCAGTAATAGCAAAAGACGCTGCACAAGGGTTTAAACCGCGTGAAGTAATTCTATCATCATATCTATTGGAGGATGAATGACCAGACAACAGGCTTATGAATTAATAAAAACCACGTTTACACAATCGTTTGATAGAGAAAGATTTGCACACTTCATCAATGAGCTTCTGAATGGGTATGACCAATCGAAAGCAACTTCTTACACAGGTCAGATGGTAAAGTATGCCTTCAAAGAACATGTGAATCATTGCCATCGATTAGGCACCTATACAACTCCCCAGAAAGAAATAATTGATATCCTTACAGTTCATCTTACCAAGGATAGTAAACTCGAGAGAGCCAGAACTGCGATAAGAAACTATGTTGCTTATCATCTTGACCAACATGGAAAAGATGCTGCATTGGTTGCATTTGTTTCTCCCTCTGAAAAGCAGTGGAGATTCTCCTATGTAAAACTTGAGTACAAAACAGTCACCAAAGAAACTGGCAAAGTAGGCACTGATACATCTCTGACTCCAGCCAGACGATTCTCATACATTGTAGGAGAGGGCGAAAGCTGCCACACGGCTCAAACTAGATTTGTATCGATGTTAGAGAACACGCAACATGGTCCCAGTATTGATGAAATTCAGGACGCGTTCAGTGTGGAAACGGTAACGGATGAGTTTTTTAAGCAATATGTAGTCTTATTTAAGGTGTTTTGTAAGGCTCTTGATAATGCAGTAAAAAGCGATGCAAACCTGCAAAATGAGTTCCTAAGTAAAAACGTTAATCAGCTTGAGTATGTAAAAAAACTCATGGGTCAGATAGTTTTTCTTTATTTCTTACAGCGAAAGGGCTGGTTAGGGGTTCCAAAAGATAGAAGCTGGGGAGAAGGCCCCAAGAATTTTCTCCGAAAACTTATCAATAAGGAATTCATTGATTACGTGAATTTTCACAACGATGTGCTTCAGCCGTTATTCTACAAAACACTAGCTACTGATCGAGGGCATGAGGCTTGGTCAACTAAACTAAACTGTAGAATTCCTTTTTTAAACGGTGGTCTGTTTGAACCAATGTGTGACATCAATTGGGAAAATCTTCCCATAAAGCTCCCCAACTCACTGTTTACAAACACCGAACGCGTCGAGGAACATGTTTATGGCTCAGGGATTTTAGATGTTTTTGATAGGTATAATTTTACTGTTAACGAGGCTGAACCATTAGAAAAAGAAGTTGCTATTGACCCAGAAATGTTGGGTAAGATTTTCGAAAACCTAATTGATGAGAACCTAAGGAAAGGTCAGGGAACCTATTATACGCCACGTGACATTGTGCATTATATGTGTCAGAATAGCTTAACAAGTTCTCTTTATAATAAACTTATATCTGATAATGTTTCCATATCATTAGCCGATGTTCAAGAGTTTATCAGAATTGGTGATCAAGCAGCTTTTTACGAAGCTTCAAGACTTTCAGGCAAAGACAGTTACCCAAGAGAACTCCCTGAGAGTATTATAGATCATGCAAGACGGATAGACGAACTACTTTCGGATATTACTGTTTGCGATCCAGCAGTGGGTTCTGGGGCATTTGCTGTTGGCATGATGAACGAGATAGTTCGTTGCAGATGTGCCCTCACTCCCTTTTTTAACACTGCTGTCGAGAGAAATCCTTATCATTTTAAGAGACAAGCTATTCAACACTCAATTTATGGAGTCGACATAGATCACGGGGCCGTTGATATTGCAAAACTTAGATTATGGTTATCGTTAGTTGTTGATGAAGAGAACATTGATCATATAAAGCCATTGCCAAACCTTGATTATAAGATAGTATCAGGCAATTCACTGCATATAATCGAAATTGGAGTGTTCAACTACTCAATACTGAAGAAGATAGAACTGTTGAAAACGAAACTGTTCAATGAGACGGATCACGAGGAGAAACGCTCTCTAAGGAATGAGATAGATTCGGCGATGAACGAGATTACAGGAGGGAGAGTACATTTTGATTTCAAGGTATATTTTTCAGAGCTATTTCATGAAGAGGGGGATGGCTTTGATATCGTAATTGCAAATCCCCCATACATAAACTCAAGAACGATGTCTGCCACTGACCCGATAACAAGGCAATTTGTTCAATCTGTATATAAATATACAAAAGGGAGTTGGGATATCTATATAGCATTCTTTGAGTTGGGATTTCGGATACTGTCAAAAGAAGGGTGCCTTACTTATATTACCCCTGATAAATGGACATCTAGACCTTTTGGAGATACATTCCGTAAGGCAACAACATCAAAGCTTGTATCACTACTAAAAGCGGGTAGGGATATATTCGATAGCGCAAACGTCGACGCTATTGTATCTCACTATAATATGCAAGGACCAAGAACCATAGACGTACTCGATTACAAAAACAACAATACTGAGTATATTCGTAGTATAATAAAGAATGATCTACGGCCCCCATATGCCTATGATTGGTTTTTTTCAGAAAATACCGAGATTCTTGAAAAGATGGAGTCGAGTAGTATTGTATTGCAGAATATTGGCTTATGCGAAAATGCATGCGCTACAGATGATGCTTACAAGTTAAAACCATTTATAGAAGATGGCCATGAAAACGTAGATCCATCTGATTACTTTAAGGTAATTAATACTGGAACTATCGGAAAGTTCCACACGAAGTGGGGCCAGAAGACTATGGTATACCTTGGTAACAGGTACTTGTTTCCAATCGTTAGAAAGCGAGAATTTTTAGCTGCTTTTACCAATACATACGGTTTCAAAGCTAAAAAACAGAAACTGGTACTTAAGGGATTAAATCTTCTTGATGTTTGTTTAGATGAGGGTGGCAATTACATTCCCGGCATACCGACACTTATAATTACTGCAAAAACGTTGAGATTACTGAAGCTCTTAATGGCTATCTTGAATCATCCTTTGGCAATTCACTATATTAAAAAGCGTTATCCTTCTTCATCATACAATGGCGGAACAACATTTACAAAAGACATGATCAATAATCTTCCACTACCTTCGATCAGTAGTGAATCCGAAGATCGTTTAGTTGAGTTGATTGATCAAATTTTGGTGTTGAATTCTGTGGAGTATGATCGTATAAAAAAGATTCACTCAGAACTAAACGACATAGTATATGGTCTCTATATGATCTCAGATGAAGAACGTAAGCAGATAGAGAAATGTAACTGATCAAGTTAATTGGTAAATGTATATAGGACAATGCTATGGAAAACACGTTTACTCCGAAGGGGGATTGAATGAGGTTGTTTAAGATAGATCGTAAGGATATTTTAACCGAAGTTAGAGAGACTAAGATAACAAAAGAAAAAACCTTACAGAAAATGACTGAGGATAATCTGGGCTTGATTTTCGGTCTTGAATTGGTATGCTCAGAATTCGCAGTTGACAATTATAGACTCGACACACTTGCTTATGACCCTGAGACAAATTCTTTTGTTATTATTGAATACAAGCGTTGCGAAAACCGAAGTGTGATTGATCAAGGTTATGCATATTTGGGTAAGATGTTGGATCGTAAGGCGGAATTTGTTTTGAAATTTGGAACTATCAAGAAAAAGATGTTTGTTGCAGAAGACATCGACTGGGCTCAATCTAGAGTGTACTTCGTATCTACTTCATTTAATAGCCATCAAATGGGCGCTCTTATTTTCAACGATCTGCCAATATCACTTTGGGAAGTCAAGCTATATCAAGACGGTTTCATATCGTACCGCAGAATAGACCATACTAGTACTGGCACAAGCATTAAAAAACTAGCTCGAAAAGACTCAACAATGAGAAAGGTCTCTAAACAAGTGGTAGTGTATACAGAAGAATATCATACAGGCAGAGCAAGCGAAGATACCATTGAGCTTTATGAAGCCTTGAAAGAGGATATACTTTCAAGATGGAATCTGATGGTAGAGCCCAAAAAACACTATATAGCCTTTAAGAAAAAGTCTAACGTGGTTGATATCATTATCCAGAAATCCCAGCTAAAAGTATTTATAAATATACCGAAGGGGAAGCTAATAGACAACTTGAATCTTGCAACTGATGTATCTGGTATCGGAACTGTTGGGAATGGAGATTATCAAGTTATCATAAATGACGACAGCAATTTTTCCTATGTCCTTAGCCTGATTGAGCAATCAGTTAAGCTTCACACATCGGATTAATACAGCATTGATATGAGACGATACTGGTTAATCAAGTCATTGAATGAAAGAACAGCTTGAAGAGGTGTTTATGAACGACGCACTTAATGCAGCCCATAATCTTACTGGAATTGTATTAAAATCTGGTTGGGAAGTTCTTGAAAAGATACCGACTGATAACACTACTGGAGGGTACTTCTCAGTTTGTTATAAAGTGAAGAAACAAGACAAAGAAAAAGTCAGAGTCTGCTTCCTTAAAGCGTTTGACTACATAAAGTTCTTTAGTCTGCCAGGTGGTGAAAATATTGCAGACAGAATGGCCGAAGTAACCAATGCCTTTGTCTACGAAAGAGACATCTCGAAGGTCTGTAAAGATAATCATGTCAGCAAAATCCTAGCGGCAAATGAAGCTGATATAGAGATACTGCCAGAATATGTCATTCCTCAAGTCCCTTATCTGATTTTTGATTTAGCCTCTTGTGATGTCCGACAGAAAATTGCGTACACTGGTGAATGCAATATTGCTTGGAAGTGTAAATCTCTACATAGTGTTGCAGTTGGTCTGAAGCAACTTCACTACATTATGGTCTCTCATCAAGACCTCAAACCTTCTAATGTGTTAGTGCTAGATGATGACACATTAATCGGGGACTTGGGCAGATCACAATCTCCACTCCATAAATCTCCGTTCAATGATCAGGAGTATTCTGGAGATTACACATATGCCCCACCCGAGATAATGTATGGAAGTTACAATAAAGACTGGAAACTTCGTGCTTTCGCCATAGACTTATATTTACTCGGTAGTTTGGCCGTCTTCTACTTTACTGGATTTAGGTTTTCTACACTTCTTTATGATAATATCCCTGATAATTTTCATTGGAGAAACTGGCATGATAGTTTCGATTCGGTAAAAGACTATTTGCTAAATGGCTTCTCTGTAGCTCTCCAAATAGTTAAAGAGGAATTGACGAGAAGCATTGGTGATAATATAGTAACAAAAGACTTGTTGGACATTGTGTCGTATCTATGTTACCCATTTCCCGAAATGAGAGGACATCCTAAAACTAACCTAGTTAAGCAAAGTGTTACAAACGGAAATCCTTACGATCTAGAAAGAGTAGTGTCTGCTTTCGATCTATTGCAATTTCGGGCACGATTTCTTAGCAGGTAAAGTATGGCTGTATTTACTGTAAACAAAGACAGAAATGTTATTCCAAACTTCCGAAACCTGACCAAAACAACACAATTAGGTGAGCTGGATTCAGTAAACCAATGCTCAGTTAGTTTGATACCCAGCTTTCATGATATTCAATCACTGGCATCAGATTGGAAAAAAACACCTTCATTAGTGATAGCATTAGACTTAATGAATCATGCAATTCTATCAGACAATAAAAGCTTAACTGAGGCAATAGAAGCGGCCAATTATGTTTTTTCGCATCCTGATTCAACTCAAAGGCAGAAGGACTTTGCCGGTAAGTTCATCGGAAAGGACATCCTCAATGAGAATCATAACTACAATGTGTCTTTTCAAGATTTTCTGACGGATGAGAATCGCCAAAGGATAAGGCACAAGATTAAAGATCTTAAATCATTTGTAATGATTTATATTCGAAATCCATTTGCATATGTTGAGTTAGCCAGATTGTACTCAATCGTTGGCAATAAAAAGCAGGCTATCAGATCGATAACAACAGCAGCTCATCTAGCTCCCCATAATAGATATGTCATTAGATCATTGATCAGGCTTGCCGTGCATTATCATGAAGAGGATTTGGCCTTATTCTGCCTGCGCCAAAACCAATATCTGCTTAAAAAAGATCCATGGATATTGGCTTCAGATATTGCTGTCACAACATCATTATCTCTACCAGCTACTAATGTCAAGAAAGGTATCCAACTGCTTGAGTCCTGGAACGATAACATGTTTCACATATCTGAGTTAGCAAGTGCAATAGCCACTCTAGAACTAATGAACGGAAGTCGAAAGAGAAGTAGAGGTTTTTTTAAGAAAGCAATAGAGAATCCGAATGACAATACACTTGCACAGGTTGAATGGGCAAATAGTAAAGATTCTCTTCTTAACATCGACGTGAATTACGAGGATCTAAATACTTTTTATGAAGCTAAAGCTCGGGATTCTTATTTAGCCAAAAAATGGCAAGATGTTATTGAACTGACTCAAAAGTGGTTCGTGGATCAACCGTTTAGTAAAACGCCTGTGTTGATTGGTGCTGATGTCGCAGGCTCTGTTTATCAAGATTACGATACAGCCTCTATGTTTTGTAAAGCTGGATTGATATCCCATCCTAACGATCCTCTGCTATTGAATAATATTGCATACTATCATGCATTAAAAAACCAGACAAAAGAAGCCCTCGAATACTTAGATAGCATTAATTTCGCTAATGCTGACCAGATTACACAGCTATGTGCAAAGGCTACCCGGGGTTTGATTCACTTCCGTAATAATCAGTTCCAGCAAGGGCGAGTGTTATATCAAGAAGCTATTGAAGCTGCATATTCGAATAATAATGAATATTTGTATTTCGTTGCGTACCTAAACTATGCGAGAGAAGAGATTATAGCCAATCCCGCCCAAAGACAGACATTCATTGAGCAGGTTGAAAAAATACCCGGAGGGTTGTCTTTGGACATTGACTGTTTAAAAGCGTCGATCATTGGAAATAGAGATTGATGTCATTATCCAATGATTGCAATTAGTCGCTGAAAAGTACGGTTGTTGTTCTGCACTTCCAATGAAACGGTGGAAACGGAGTATGCACTCCGGAGACTCCTACGGGGTTCATCTCTGAGTCGTACTCGATCTGATCATCCTTGATCCAAGGGGCAAGAGCTTTGATGTATTCCCGGGCATCATCAAGGCTATTGGACTTGGTATCCAGAGCCATGAGGTTATCCATCACTTCAATGGCATCGTTCAGGGGATATATCTTGTCCTGGGCTGCCAGAGCCCGGCAAATGTCGCTGGTGCGGTCATCCAGGATCACCACTAGCTTGTAGTATCTTGCTTTGGCTTTCTTGTATCCTTGAAGCCTTCCGAACTCACGTATTCTGAGTGCTGTGTGCTCTGCCAGGCCCTGCCAGTAATGAGAGGAGCGGTTGGCGAGGTCATTGAACTGATCTTTGAGGGTGTCTGCCAGCATCTCTTTGGTATAGCCTTGCTCGATAGCTTTGGAGAGGGTATCTGCAAAGTTCTGCCTGACATCAGCTTCAAAGTGATTGCCGATCCAGAACAACTGCTGTTTCTGGATAGTGGATGAGAGATACTGATCTTCGATGCCCCAGAGTCCGATGCTGGTCTTGGTGGGGGCTTGCACTTGAGTGTCTCTCAGTCCAAGCCGCACACAGCGGTCTATTATCGCTTTGGTGGGATCATTGACCAGGGCTGCGAAGTCATCTCCCAACTGGGTATTGATGATGCCCATAAGCTTATCTATAGAGTCCTTGTTTAGCTTCTCTGCTCGCGGCATGTCACTCAGCATCTTGATGGCAAGCCCGGCAGCATCCTTGATCTCAGTCTTCCAAGCATTGTTGAGGACCCGGTAGTATTCAAGCATGAGCTTATCGTAGTAGTTCATTAGAAGGAGAATCTCCTGACCTTGACCCTGTTCCTGCCGATATCGTATTCCGAGAAGCGTTCCAGACATCCGGCCAGAGCGTCACATCCATCGATATAGCCATCAGGATAAGTGAGGAACTGGGATATCAGGGTGGGAGTATCCTGACCCTCCGGAAAGAGCACCTTTGCCGTCTCAATGATGGTCTCGGTTCTCTCGATGCGAAGGTTCTTGTTATCTTTGTTATCTATGCGCTTGATGCGGTGACTGATGGGTGGCAGATGGTTATCGGTTGCCCATCGATCAAAGTCTGCTAATATTCTGCCTTGTCCGTAAGTGGTTTCGCAAGCTGCCCTGGCTTTCACTCGGTAGGTGCGATCCAACTCCTGATAGGCATCATAGTAGCATCTGAAGAACTTTGTGTTCTCAGTCTGCCGTATCCATGCATGAATCACATAGAACCTGTTTCCATCATAGCCTATGGAGATGATGGCTTTGAAGCAGCCTTTCTCTCCCCAGGCAGGATCGGCATAAAGCCAAACCCGCTTCATCCTGGCTGGCTCAGGTAGAGATCTATACTTGGTGAACCAGTGGTTCTTGAAGATGTTCCCCTCGATTACTGGCTGACCCAACATCTCCCTTTGATAGCCTGTCAGGCCGAACTTGGCTCTTAAGTTTGGCAGAGTGGCAGTAGGGTATTGATCTTCCCATATAGACTTGCCATGCTGATCTTCGAGAGAGAAGCGTAAAATCGCTTTTTGGTGCGTTTTCAGAACCGACTGGTATCCCAAGTCCAAATCCGGGTTATCGGCCCGCATTTCGCCTAGTATGAGTTCCTGGAACTGACAGATGGCATAGTTGGGGTGTACCAGGTTACCGAGCCAGATTATGCGGCCGCCACCCTCTGGTGCCAGTGCTCCGGCAAGCTCCTGGGAGATCTTCTCCATCCTACGTTTACCGATGGACTGGTTACCCATGTTCTCTTCTTTATCGATATCATCACAGACGATCAGTCCGGGCCTCTTAGCTGTCTTGGGATTGATAGTTCCTCTATGGCTCTGCTTGATACTCCTGGCTCTGATCCTGGCTTTATTCTTGAGATAGAAGTCCAGATCGAAGGCATCCACTGGCTGCAGCTCAGGATAATCGATGGTGAGCCGCTTATTGTTCTGCAGTTCATGTAAGGTAAACGCTGTCCTCTCCTGTGCCAGATCTATGTCTGCAGCAGTATGGATTATGTAGCGCTCACCTTTGATGATCATCCAGATCGGATAGACCACTCCCATGAGAACCGTTTTGCCCAGCCCACGAAAACCGGTAATGGCGATGATGCCTGAGCCCTTATCAGTCTCATCGAACATAGTCTCGTGCGCTGGGCAAAAAGGTAGTGGGAAGATATGCGGGAAATAGGTATGGCAGAAGAACGAGAAAGCATCCCATCCCTCTGCAGTTGTCCTCCTGATCCGTTCTGCTTTGGCTTCGGGATTATCGTCTATAAAAGGCAAGACGGAGATCGTTTTGGATGCGATCTCCGTCAGAGCCTTGTTATGCCGCTGAATGAACTTCTTAGGCATAACCGGGTAACCCCCCGACGCCCAGGGGAACGGGCGTCGGGGACCCGGAGGTCGGAGGACTGACCATGTCGGGTTGTTGGCTTGGAGGCTGTAGGTAGGTTGGAAGGTTCAGCGGAGCCGGAGGCAACGGCTCCGCTGTTCTGTAGGCTTGGAGGGTTTGGAGGGTAGGTTGGTTTGTTGGTTTGGAGGCAACCATGTCGGTGGCTGTATATCTATCCATTTCTAACTCTTAAGAATTCTGCAAGATCAAGGACAACGCCCTGGAACTGCTTGAGCAAGGTCTCGTGTCCCTTCTCGATCATGTAATCAGTTACCTGATCCAGGAAGCGTACGATATAATCGTTCAATTCCTTGGATGGCTCTGAGTCTTTCTGGTTCTGCTTGATCAGGCTTACCAGACTCTGCAGAGCGGTATCGGCAGGATTCTTGGCATATTCTCGCAGTGCCTGGATGAGTGCCTTCTTGCGGGCTAAGCTGATCTCATGGTCGAGCTTACGCTCTTCCTTGAACATCTCGTCCCACTTGCCGGACTTGATCCACTTGCGGACGGTGATATCGGAGACTCCGAAGATCACCGCCAGCTCAGTGGGTTCGGTCTTGCCGTTCAAATAGGCTTCTTTGCAGTTATCCCGCTTGATGCGGAACTCGATGGAGTTACTCATACTCGGGCTTGACCTGATTCTTGGTGATGTATTGGTTAAGGTCTTTTCCGGAGCAGCGCAGCTGTCCGTTTTCAGTAGTGCGAAATGCACGCAGAGGGTTGGCAATGTCTCTGATCCAACGATAGACGGTTTTCCTGCTCACTCGGAGAGCGGCAGCAACCTCGTCCGGTCGGTAGTTGCGATTGACGTCGAACACTTTCATTGGCTCCTCTGCTGTTATCGTTTCTATGGATGCCATGTTTCAATCTCCCTTGCTTTGATCAAATCAGGGTGGGCTATCATGAGACAGTATCTACAGGGCACTGAAGTTCAGTACGATTCGGTTGTAGTTACCAGCCTCGTCTCGCACTGCGAAAGAGATGTACTGCTTGGTGGAAGTGACCAGGATAGCTTTATCGATCAGTTCCATAGCTTCTTTCCAGACCGGGTCTTTGATCTTGTATCTGCGCAGGGCGAAGATGCGATAACGAGCCAACTGACCTCGCTTATCAACTTGGAAGGCTTCGTTGATGATGGCCTTAAGATTGTCACTCGAGTCGGCAGACCAGGCTTTGATGCACTCATCTATCTTCTGCTTGGCGAGTTGCAGCTCGATCCCGAACTGAATCTTCTCCCGGAAGCGCATCTCGATGCGGAATTTCTCATCGAAGCTAATGAGCAGGGCATTGCCCTTCCATTCGAGGCCATTCCTGCGAGCAGCGTCGTTCAGATAGTTCTCGATGATCTGGATCATTTTCTGTTTGTCAGATAGAATCCGTTCCTGCAGTTTGATGGCGCAGTCCATCGCTTTCTTGACTGCGGCGTCCTTTTCCACTATTTCGGTGTGCAGCACCTTGACTGGGAATTCCCTACCTTGAGCATCGGTTAAGGTGCGTTCTTTGATTGGCTTGCTCGCTTTACTCATTTGAATCCTCCTTAGGATCGCTTTGATTATTCGGTGATTGATTGATCTCTTGTTTCTTGATGTAGGACTGGAACATGGCGATGACCGCTCTGCGCTCCTTCTTGGTGAGCAGGTTCCAGTGGCTTTTGGAATAGTGGCTTATCGTGAATGCCCGAAGCTGAGACTCGGTCCAACCGACTTGCTTCATCAGGGCATGCATGTACTTGCCCTGCTTATCGTAGTTGTATTCGAGAGGTCGGCCATGCCTGCGGTACTTGAGCATGATGGCCTTGAACTCGAGTAGCTTGTCCTCGGATAGGGCTCTGAGCGAATCGCCATAGCCCATGCCGTTCATGATGAACTTGAAAGCTTCAATCGGCCAGTGGAACTTCTTGACCCTGAGGCCGTGAATCTGTTGACGTAGTTTTCGTTCTCTCTGTTCCTGATCCATAGAATGCCCCCGATTGGCTGGTCTTACAGTGCTTGTTGTAAGTGTTGATCCATGCGCTTCTTAGTTTTGTACGGCGCTCTTTGCTTGGGTGGCATCCCGGCCTTGCTGCGCAGTTCGCCTAGGATGCCCTTGATCACAATCGATCCCACCATGGGGATTTTCTGGGGGTCTAACACGCAGTATCCGCTTTGATCGATGCCGATTACCTTAACCGAAGCCATTGCCTCCAGATAGAGATAGATCCACTGCCTGCTGCGTCCGTAGATCGAAGCGAGGTGCCGGATGCTGCGTATTTTCTGGCTGGCGATAACCTTAAGCAGTCTCCCGCACTCCATCTTACTGAAATCCAATTTCTGCGAATGCGTGTTAACCAACTTGAAGTCATAGCGATGGGCATAGACATAGATCTCTTCATCCTTACAGATACGCTTGATGTTGCCTTCGGCTAGCATCGTGTGCATAACCTCGTTGACGATCTCCAGGGGAGCGTCCGTCATCTCGCAGACCAGTTTCTGGTTGAAGGGACGTCGGAACTGGAGCATGAAGCGGCGTACCAGATCTTGCTGTGTCATAAGGCCTCCCTCAGCACCAGCTCAGATAAGGGGGTTTCTTTGTCAGTGCGGGTTTCCAGCATATGCATGACCTTCATGGCCTGCCGCAGGTTGCCCTTACTGTAGTTCCAGACGAAGTCTGTGGTGGTCTTATCGACCGGATCGGTCATCACTTTCTTGGTGACTTTCATGATATCCTCCTTGGTGTTATCTTGGAATTCGTAAAAGTAGTTGCAGCGGTCAAAGTAGTGGGAATCGATGCGGGATAGTTTATCCTTGGCTTCCTGCATCCCGATCAACAGGATCACTGCCAGGGTCTCGTCAGCCAGGTCCCGGATCGAACCTAGTAGTTGGTAATAGCGGAAGGCATAGTCGATCTCATCGATGATGATCACCGCATCCTGCTGTTCACATAGGACTTGAACACACTGCTTGAACAGCGTGTTGGTCGATCCATGCGGGATGTAATCGCCATAGCCATAGTTTCGGTATAAGCTGCTTAGCAGTTCTTTGGCGAAGGTCTTGGGAGTTGATGTAGCTTCCAGGCGCAGGTATGTATAACCATTGCGGAAGGCCGTTCTGGTGGCGAAGGTGGTCTTGCCCAGTCCCGGTTTGCCATAAAGCATGCCCAACCCGACGATCTCCTGCTTGGGTCGTGTGAGCAGGAAGTCGATGCACTGCTGGGCTCTGATCACATTGACGGTTTGGATGAGTTTTCCTTGTTCCATGATTATTTCCTCTCTACTCCGATCCGGTTCAACATCTCTTTCAGGCTGATATCCGAGCTTGGATGCTTAGCCTGGTTATCACTATCGTCTTTGGTCTGCTCCTGGATTATTTCCGCTTCCAGCTTCGCCATCTCTTCCAGCGGTTCCGGAACTTCTTGAACCACCGGATTCTGCTCGTGGATAACTATCTGTTCCAGCCTGGCTATCTCCTGCTCAGGACCCGGCAGGGGAGCTTCCAGCATTGGCGGTTGAATGAAGGTGGGGTTCGCAGTAGACATCAGCAGCGGCCTGACCAGGTTCTCGACTACATCCGAGCTATGACGGACGGTGAGTTTGGTGCGCCTCTCGATCTGTTTGTGGTAGCGTTTGATCTCCCGGGTTTCCTTGTTCAACTCGGCTTGGGAGATGGGATTGCTCTTATCGAGATGTACGAAGGGATTCTGCGACCTGCGAACCTCGGCTTGGCAGATGAAGTTGTCTTGCAGGTCATAGACCACGATCCAGCGCAGATCTGCCATATCGTAGCGGATAATGACTTCCTTGCCGATGTGTTCCATCAGCTTCGTATCCCAGTACATCAGCTTGTTGAGAACGATGCCGTTATTCCGCAGGGTCTTGCGTTTCTCGGTCATCATCAGGAAGTTGAGCCGCTTGGCTTCGATTTTGCGTTCCGCTGGCGGCTTGACTGCGCTATACACCGACCAGGGGGTCTTACCGCCCAGTCCGCTGTGTGGAGTCTCGCCATACATCTTGCGGATATAGAACCCAATCATCTGCATGGCCTCTTCCAGAGTGGGAGGATTGGCTTCATACAACTTCTTTGCCCACTTCTCGTTGCGCATCAGCGTGGCTGGTTTATCGGCCACCGATGCTCCCCGGAAGCTGCTGATGAAGCGTTCGAACTGCTCCTGGAAGGTCTTGAAGAACCGTTCGATGATCTTGGCTTTGGCATTGTAGCTTTCTGCGAAGGCCACTTCGATGCCCAGCCTGGGGAAGATACCCGCCAGGTCACTGGTGAGGTCATGATCCTGCCACTTCTCATTGAACAGCTTTGATCTGAAGGCTTTGCCGTTATCGAGATAAACGTACTTGGGAACCCCACCCCAGTTGAGGATGGCATTTCTGAAGGCGATCTGGATGTGTTGGCTGTCCTCGGTATAGGCGAGTGCCGCTCCTACCGGATAGCGGCTTGCCCAGTCAAAGACCATGATCATGGTCATGCGTTGGGCTTTCCCGGTCTTGGGATTGACGATGTCGAAGGCGAGGGTATGACCATCGGCTACCCAGACCTGACCCACTTTCAGTAGCTCATTATCCCGTTTGATGGTCTTGACGATCTCTTCCGCCACTGCCTTGCTGCCTTGCCTTGCCTGAGTCCAGACGGCAGGATTGTTCCGCATGTAGTCTTCGCACCAGCGTCTCAGGGTCGGTATTGAACTGGGAGATTCCAAAGAACCCAACCTGGCATAGCTCTTGAGGGTCACGATGGCAGAGCCGATCTTGATCTTCTGAGGCGAGAGCAGCAGCTTCATCAGGAAGTGCTGTTCCAGATAGGTAACCTTGCGGCCCCGGACTTGGTTCTTGCTCTTGTGGATCAAGGCGAACATATCCCGGTTGCTTTCAGTGTACTTCTCCACCCATAACCTTAAAGTACGTTCCTGCCTGATTCCCTTGATCGCTTTCAACTCGGGCACCAAGAGCCCTGCATTGTATTCCTTGGCGATCAGCTTCCACTCTTCCAGCTTGGCTTCCGTCTCAGCCAGGCGATTCAGCACCGTCTCGCAGAACTGGGAGTGGAGTTGAGCCTCGACCATGCAACTGAGCAGTTCCTTGCTCTCCGGCTCCAGATTCAAGCTGGCGGCTTCGATCTGCTCAGAGATCGTTACGGGCTCGATAGCCTGTGTTTCCTCTTCCTTATATATAGGAGAGGCGATCTCAGTTGATGTTGGCGCTTCCTGTACATTTTCGACGGGAGCAGGTTTGATTCTGCCGACCACCTTCGCATTTATCTCCGTTTGGATAGTTTTATCTGATCCATTGGCATACTTCGTGAACTTGATCGGGACTCCGGACTTGATTAGTTCCGCTATCCTCCGGCAGTCTGCGTCATATTCTGCTCTGTCATACTGGCCGATGATCTCTTCCAGTGTTTCCATTAATCCTCCTTGTATCCTACTTTGATATATGCTGTGATGAACCGGCAGTCCCGTTTATCGGAGCCCATGTTCATCAGCTCCCGATCCAGGCAGACTCCCTGCTGGTTCTTACTCTTGCAGTCGGCTATCTCCAGATCGAGAAGCTCACCTGCCGCCAGAACGAAGGTCTTGGTGGTATGGCTCTTCCCGCTGGGCACCAATCTGTTGACCGCAGGCAGGTTTCCTTCTTTCACCAGTCTGCGGATCGTCT